ACGACGCTCTTCCGATCTCCCATGAATGGGACCGATTAAACGAATCTGGGAAATTTGCCCATATAAAGTTAGGCAGCGAGGATTAAACAAGTTGATTTTTGCGGATTCACACTAATAATTAGATAGCGTTGAATTTTGCGGATTTAGGCTTGAATACGTTAAATTCAGTGAGTTCGTAAGTTTTTGCGGATTTGGGCTTTAATTTTTTGGTGGAAATGGAAATATTTATCTATTTTTATTAAATCTCACGTATGTAAAAAAGAGAAATAAATTAGAGGTAGAAATAAAACATATAAAAAGTTAGTAAAAATGAGTTTTTTCTCCACTCTTTCCACCGAGGGCCTAATCCGTTGATTTTTGGGATTTACATGCCTGGAAGCTGGAAGCGGGCGCCGGGTTAGTTAAGTAAAAGCCGGACAAGCCGGATAAGCCTAAAAGTTTTTAAGGTTTCAGGCTGCTAAGCCCTTAACAGTTCTACACAACTCAGCCCCTGGACGCTGTTTTGATCGCGCGCCTGTCAAGTCCCATGAGGGGATATTTAATCTAACCCATTGATTTTTAACTCAACATAATATCCGTTATGTTGAATAAGTCGGGCTTTTCGTTTGTTTTCTGGGGGTGATCGAAACCGCGATCGCTTCAAACTTTTCGCCGGAGGGGGCGGAGGCCCAATTTTCTTCGCGCTCGCCGGGGGACATCCTGCAACCGGTAAACGCAGGAAAAAATCATTTTGAAAAAATCTACATTTTTCAAAAACTGTTTTTAGAAAAATTTACAAATTTTAAAAATCCATTTTTCGGCACCAAATTGTCTCTCTGAGCGATTTTTATTTTCAAACGATAAAAGACTCGATGAAAGAAAATAAATCGCTTAGAAGCTCAGGATTTTCGTTTTAGGGCGGTTCTAGGGTCAGAGTTAGGCTATACTTTTCCCAAATTGGGACATTGGTTTGATGGTGACGAAACATGAAATTGCATCGTTGGATTGCGCTGAATTCTTCCGGCCGGAGAATCGGGCAAGAACATCCGCGTGCAAAATTCACGGATCGGGAAGTTGAACTCACCCTGTGGCTGCGTGAACAGGGCTTGAGCTTGTCTCAGATTGCACGCAAGATGGAAGTTTCTAAGTCTACGGTTTCCCGCTGGGTTAACGGAACCAGCAGAGGTCAGCCCGCGGCAAGATGGTTAAGGAGCGAGTATGGTACGCAAAACTGCACAGGAAAAGCTTGAGGCGCTTTACCCGCAAGGCAAGCCCGATCCGCGCTACACTCCGAAGACCGTGGAGCAGGCCGTCAACCACATTGCCGGAGCCAAAAAGCCGCCCAAAAACAGCCGAGCCACTTGGGAGCAGCGGTGCGCATTAAGCGAGAAAGTTAAGCCTTTGTACACCAAGCCCGTCACGTCCGTCCCTGAGGTTCCTGTCGGGTTTAAGTGGTCTGCTGAAAGGGACGAGCACTTGTTTGATTTTTTGATGCAGGGCGGAATTATTCGCGTCTGGCTGGACATGGCCGGCCTCACGTATTCGGATATCAACCGCCGCAAGAAAAAAGATCCCACGTTCGCCGCAAAGTACGACGAGGCAAGGTCTCTCGGTATGGACGCCTTAGCTGACGAAGCTCTTCTGATCGCCTCAACCCCGATGGATACCGAGGAGGTTGCGGAGACAACGCTTGCCGACGGAGGCAAAGTAGTAGTCCGCAAAAAAGGCGACAATACTTACGCTCGAAAGCTCGCCTTTTACAGTAGAGTGGAGCTCCTCAAGAAGTGGGCGCCGGACCGTTACGGCGAGAAAATCTCTGTTGATGTCACAGACAAAAGAGCCGCGGCAATTCTCGCGGCTCGCAGGAAACTACAGGGGTTGGACTAGCGCTCATGGAACTACGCAGATAGCGAGAGTTTAGCTACCAGTACCCCAATAATTCCGAAGTGGAGAGGTACCTCATCATCTGGGTTTTCGTCAAAGACTAATGTACCGGGTTCAAAATAGTTATTCATCTGTTCGGCGGGGACGTATTCCTCAAAAGTCTGATGAAAAACTACGCGCCTTACATCGAGAGCAGGGTCTCCCATGTCGTGGCGGTAGATCACTGCAACGATATCGCCGCTTTTTGCGTAGTTCTTTTCTGTAACTTTTCTAAAGTATAAAAATTCACCTTTTTTGATTTCGGGGTACATAGCGTCGTCCGGCGCAACAACACAAAAGTCTACGAGATTACTGAGGTCCTGATCGGGCAGACCTGGGATCCAAAGGATATCCTCTCGAGACAATGCCTTAGTTTCGTCAATATTTCGGTTATTCAGCCAATGAGCGGTGTCGGCCGTGATCAAGGGAATTCTTTTGTTGGGAACGGCTTTGAGTACAGGATCATTGCTGAGTAACTTGTTGTATTTCTGTTCTCCAACCAAGTTTTGGATTGTTGTGTCCAGAGCTAGAGCTATTGATGCTAGCGTTGCCGGTCGTGGGTTTGCTTTGCCTGAGATAATTCTGCCGACCGTCGACGGTGGCATGTCGCACATTTTTCCCAAGGCATAGGCGGTGAGGCCTTTCTTGTCCATCAACTGTTTGATTTTCGTACTTATGGGGTTAGGAACTTTCTTTGCGGTTGCCATAATGAAATCCTTTGCGTTTTAGTGTTGCAAATAAATTTTAAATACAAACCTAGTCAAATTTCAAATTATGAGCTAATCTAACAAACACATAAACAAACACATATAAATGCACATAATTATGAGAGGCTGGAGTATGAAAGAGTTGGAAAGAGTGAGGTTTGAAAATTCACGATCCTTAGTTAATAAGTTGTTGGTCCTGGGGCGATCGCCAAATAGTATTGCGGCAGCCGCCGGTGTGTCTGTTCAGCACATTTATGGAGTCCTCAATGGGAAAAGTAGTTTTGGGTTTAAGGTGCTTGAAAGAGTTCGAAAATATTACGAATCTGAGTTAAGACATGCGGCGGAAATCCATCACATAGAAGAACGATTAGGTGACCGCCAATGACAGGATCGTATATTCGAGAAATCGGGCCGAAGCTCATCGATCTAGGCTATCAGGTCTGCGCAGTTACCTCAGGAGAGAAAGCTCCGAGGTACAAGAACTGGAACCATGAGGGCGGTTTAACTAAAAAGCAGTGCGAAGGCTGGGACCCTAACTGCGGAGTAGGTGTTCTGTGCGGGGTAGGTGAGAATCCAATATGCTGCATCGACGTAGACGCATCCGACCCAGTCGTCAGTGCTGAGATGCGCAAGTGGCTGGAGAGGGAGCTTGACTTTGAATACAGGCTTTTCGAGCGCGTCGGTCAGGCCCCTAAGTTTGCCCTGATATGCAGGGCAGAGGTTTCCGGGCTTAGCAAAATCGCAACGGCTAAATATGTTCGCGACCCCGATGATGAGGATGAGATTGGCCAGCGCCTGGAGTTTTTAGGAAAGGGGCAGCAGTTTTGTGCCTACCACATCCATCCGGAAACAAATAAACCCTACACATGGCCGGAGGTATCGCTTATAGAAAGCCCTGCGGCTGAACTTCCGGTTATTACTCGTGAGCAGATTCGCAAGATTAAAAACGCTTTTGAGGAGATCTGCGCGAGACTGGGCTATGTTCGGAAGCAAAGCAAAAGCGAAGAGGTGTCTTCGGACTCGGATGAGCTTGACGAAATTGACTGGGGCGACTCGTCGACACTGAGTAAGCTTACCGTAGAGCAGGCCAAAGAGTATCTTTTCGGTTCTGAATTTGATGTCAGCAGTTACGAGGATTGGCTCAAGGCCGGTATGGCGCTGCACAACCATTTTGACGGAGACTACGAGGCGCTGAAGCTCTGGGATGAGTGGAGCTCAAAGGCGAGCAACTATGCCGGGTTTGAGGACTGCGAGAAGAAGTGGAACAGCTTCAAAGAAGAAAGCGACAAACGAGTAAAAATCGGGTCGATCATTGCAAGTTATAACCACAACCCGGAAAACTTCAAAAAGAAGGTTTACATCCGTGTTCTTGCTGAAAGGGTCTATCTTCGCCTTAGAACAACTCTTAAAAAATATAGATCTCTGAGAGACAAGTGGGCGAGGTTCAGAGGGTCTCATTGGTGTGAATGCGACCGACAGGATGCTATCGGCGTAATCCGTCCGTGTCTTGAAGACGAGTACATCAGCTACATCAAGGAAAGCAAAATTCCTGAACAGCGCAAAGGGCGGGTCAAACTTTTTGAGGCTTATCAAAAAGGCCCAATGAGATATCTCAACGAGGTAGTGAACCTATTTCCGAGTTTCCACGTGGACGAGGCGGTAACGGCAGATGACTTCGACGCTGATCCAAGGTATTTCGGAGTTTCGAACGGAGACATTGATCTTGAAAACGGCGTGTTTCTACGGCCTGATCCAGGCCGTATGGTCTCGAAGTTTTCGAAAGTTAATTACGACCCGAAGAGTACCTGTCCGCTCTGGAGGAAAACGCTCAGTGAATGTTTGGTGTACGAAGATGTCGTCGAGTTTTTCCAGCGCCTTGTAGGGTATGCAGCTATGGGGAAACCAAAGGAGAACAAGATTATTTTTCTCCATGGCTATGGCAACAACGGCAAGTCCACCGTGATGTCCGTGCTGCTTGAAGTCTTTGGCGCCTTAGGCGTCACTGTTCGTCCCGAGGTGTTGGTTTCCTTGTCTGAGAAACGGTTCAACACCAGCGGCCCGACGCCAGAGATCATGCGAATGAAGGGGGCAAGAATTGCTGTCGCAGAGGAGCTCCCTGAAAAGTCAAAAGTGAAAAGTGAGGCACTCAAGCGCCTAGCCGGAACCGAGACGCTAGTAGCCCGAAACATGTACGAGGCTCCAGTGGAGTTCAAGCCGACGGCAACTATGTTCCTTTGCACAAACCATCTTCCGTCGGTCGAGGATGACGGAGAGGGTTTGTGGAGAAGACCGGTATTGATTGAATTTCCAAGGAACTTCAATACTGATAGGGAAGTAAAGAAGGATCCGAATTTAAAGGACAAACTCTTGGCTGAGGCCCCGGGGATACTAAATTGGGTTATAGAGGGAGCCATGCGTTACAAGCAAGAAGGACTGGAGCTCCCAAAGAGGCTCGAGTATGCCGTAAAGACTTGGAGGGGAGAGGAGGATTTTGTCGGTACGTGGATAGAAGAAAATCTTGAGAAGACGGACGCAAACAAAAAAATCCCGATGAAAGATGTTTATTCCAATTTCAAGCTTTGGGCGATCGAGTGCGGGTTGGACAAGCGCAGCTCTGCTTGGCTTGTTCGAAGGTTAAAGGAGCGGGGCTATACGATTAAGCTTGGGGCCAAGAAATATAACTACTTATACGGAATGAAATTACGAGAAGATGAGGAGGAAATCGAATGGTAGAAGTTAAATTTGTTACTTCTAAGGAGCTTGTTAAGCAGATGGCTCAGCAACCGTTAGCACTTAGAAAGAGGATTACAGAAACTTTGGAGCACGGAGTCGCAGGAGACAGAGACGCTGTTGACTGGATAGATGGAACACCTGAGTCACGGAAGGACGCGGTAAGAAAGCTTATTAAGGAGGCCCTGGATGACGGCACTTCTCTAGAAAACGTCAAGCTCCGGTGTCAAGGTATGAACTACCTGCTTCTTTGTCTGGGTGAGCTTATCAAGGACTCCAAAGAGGTGATTGAAGAGCTTGAGCAGAAGAAGCAAGAACAAAAGCATAGTTATGGGCCGTGGGTAGGTTCGCGTTATGAGTGGTGAAGGTAGTTAGGCAGATAATCTCAGTCATTATCGGATGGCAGGCCGGAAAGACGGCCGTTTTTGTTGCCGTTGCATTGAGAGCAATTTGTTCTCTCATACTGTTTCCGAAAAATAATCGGGGACTGTATGAGCAAAAGGATTGAGGAAATTTTTAACGAAGAGCTTGCGCGCTGCTACGCGGATCCTCTTCGTTTTGTTCTCTGGGCGTTCCCGTGGGGTGAGACGCCCGAGACTTCTGTGGTAAGGCTCAAGGAGCCGTGGTCTAAAAAGTATCCGAGATTTAAGTACGGGCCGGACGCCTGGGCCTGCGAGCTTTTAGAAGACATAGGTAAAGAGGTCCGAGTCAGAAAATTTGACGGAGCCCACGCAGTGGAGCCTCTGCGCTATGCGATCGCATCTGGCCACGGCATCGGGAAGAGCTGTATCACGGCTTGGCTTGTTTGTTGGATACTGGCTACACGCCCGGGCTGTAAAGGTGTTGTGACTGCAAACACGGCCAACCAGCTGGAGACGAAAACTTGGGCTGAAATCCGCAAGTGGTTAAAGCGTTCTTTAGTGGCTGATATGTTTGAAATTAAGGCCACCTCCATAGAATCAAAAGAGTCTCCCGAGTCTTGGCGCGTGGACGCGCTTACCTGCAAGGAAGAAAATGCCGAATCTTTTGCCGGTCTGCATGCGGCGTCCTCTACTCCGTTTTACATTTTTGACGAGGCCTCTGCCATCCCCGAGGCTGTCTACGAAGTTGCTGAAGGCGGTTTGACTGACGGCGAACCCATGATGTTTTTATTCGGCAACCCAACCCGCTCCTCCGGGACTTTCCACGCCTGCTTTAACAACTACAAGAAAAAGGCTTACTGGAACCTGCGCAATATCGACTCCCGCACGGTTGAGATCACAAACAAAGAGCAGATCGAAAAGTGGAGGCAAGAGTACGGGGAAGACTCTGACTTTTTCAGGGTGCGTGTCCGGGGAGAGTTCCCCTCAGTTTCCTCGATGCAGTTTATCCCGACGGATGCGGCAGAGGAAGCTACCGTCCGAAGGTTAGATCACAACACGGCGACGGCCGCAATTATTGGCGTAGACGTTGCGCGCTTCGGTGACGACGATTCAGTGATCTACACACGGATAGGAAAGGGATATCTGCCAATAAAGCGTTTCCACGGTCTCTCGACCACAGACCTCGTAGCCAAAGTAAAAGTTCATTTTGAATCCGTAAAGAAACTCGGGTTTCCTGCTGACCGTATCTACATCTTTGTCGACGAGGGCGGAGTAGGCGGGGGCCCTAAGGACATGCTCAGGGATGACGGCTACCCCGTCAGAGGTGTTCAGTTTGGAGAAAAGGCCGATGATCCTCAGACCTACTCCCGCAAGCGAGAGGAAATGTGGGGCCGCATGAAGCAATGGCTTAACGACGGCGGCACGATTCCCAATGACAGAGACCTTGTAGAGGACTTGATTGCTCCTGAGTACGACATTCTCCCGGGAGGTCAGGTAAAGCTTGAGACCAAGAAGGAAATGAAAAAGCGGGGTCTCAGATCGCCGGATGCGGCAGACGCCTTAGCACTTACCTTTGCCTTCAAGATCGAAGAGTACGTCCCGCTCGGGGAGCTGAAGATGCGCAGACAAAACACGGGCCGAAGAGAATTCGACCCTTTCGGATGCTTGAATCAGAGAGGTTGGGGATGATTGAGATAAGGCACACAACATTTGAAGAGCTGTTCCACGCAGAGGGTTTTCGAGAGCTCGTTGATGAGTATTCGTCAGAAACCGCAAACAAAGCGATCGGGGATCCGCAGGTTCAGTTTGATCGCTATCGAAAACTCGAATACACGGGGTCTTTGTATTGCATTGCGGCGTTTGACGAGAAAAAAGTAGTCGGCGCCGTCGGTCTTTTAGTTGCCGAATCTCAGCACTACCCGTTTCCGATCGTGGCCGTGGAGTCCTTCTATCTTCGAAAAGCTTGGCGTAAGGGGCGTACAGGCCTGCGCCTGCTCAAAGAGATTAAACAAACCGCCTGGACGCTCGGAGCGCCCGGGTGTTCCTTCATGGCGCCGCCTGAGACACCGTTGGATAAGCTTTGTCAGTGCCTCGATATGACCCACACTCATAACGCTTACTGGTGCAAATGTGATGAATGCAATTGAGAACATGGGACCGATTACTCCTCAGGTCAATGAGTTATTTGAGAAGTTATGCGCTGAGGTTGAAAACTACCCAAAACCTAAGATTAAGACGGAGCACCACCTTCACGCCGGCGTTTATTCGAGAACCATCTACGTACCCGCAGGATGTATCGCAGTCGGGCTGAAGGTAAAACTCGCAACTCAGCTCATCTGTGCGGGTCACTTTCAGCTTACCGATGGTTCGACAACGAAGGAGTTTAAGGGGTATCACGTTCTTGACGGATTCGCAGGGAGAAGGGCGGCCGTATACGCGTTTACAAACTCGGCCTTCACGATGCTTTTTGCGACAAACGCTAAGACCGTGGAGGAAGCAGAAGAAGAGTTTACAGATGAGCCCGAAAGGCTCTTAACAAGAAAGGAGAAAGAATCATGTCAGGTGCAGCAGTAGTAGGCGCGGTGACGGCGGCTGTGACCGCGGGCGCGTCCATTTACTCCAGCCGTCAGCAGTCTAAAGCGACGAAAAAGGCGGCGGACCAGCAAGCTAAATCAAGTGCTCAGCAGCTCAACCAGCAACAGCAGGAGTTTAACAAGGCCCACCAAAACGAGGTAGACGTAGCCTCAATCCTCGGGGCGGCTGATAACGGTGACAGCTCTTCAACGATGCTGACCGGCGCCAGAGGCGTTGGCCGCGATCAACTCGCCCTCGGCGGTATCCCTTCTCTTCTCGGAGGCTGATATGGAGACGAGTCTGCGCAAGCAATGCGCCCACCGCTGGCAATCCCTAAAGGATGAGCGCTCCTCTTGGATGCCGCATTGGCAAGAGATTTCAGAAGTTCTGCTGCCGAGGGCCGGGCGCTTCCTTGTGACAGACAACAACAAGGGGGATAAACGGCACCGAGCGATTCTTGACAACTCCGGGACAAGAGCGCTCCGAACGCTTTCAGGCGGCATGATGGCGGGCATGACCTCTCCCGCACGCCCTTGGTTCCGGCTTACGACAAAGGACCCCAAGCTGGACGAGGCCTATGCGGTCAAGGAGTGGTCAAGCAAGGTCACGACTTTAATGCAGATGGTCTTTAATCAGTCCAATACATACCGTGCGCTGCAAATGGCTTACGAGGAGCTCGGAGCTTTCGGAACCACTGCGGTTGTTTTGCTCGATGACTTTGAGTCAGTCATTCATTGCATGCCTCTGACGATCGGTGAGTTTGCCTTGGCGACGGATGCTCGAGGAAACGTCAACACGCTTTATCGAGAATTTCGTCTGACTGTCTCAGCACTTGTTGCGGAGTTCGGGTACGCGAATGTGTCTCCCGAAGTTCGAAAGCTCTACGACAAAGGAGAGTACGACGAATGGGTTGACGTTGTGAACGCGATCGAACCGCGGGATTATCGAGATATTTCTGCGAAAGACGCGAAAAACATGCCCTACCGCTCGGTTTATTTCGAGAGCAGAACAGCAGATAAGACTTACGGCGGCGTTCTCAGGGAGTCAGGGTTTAACCAATTTCCTGTTCTTGCCGCCCGCTGGAACGTAACGGGCGGAGATATCTACGGAACAGGCCCCGGCATGGAAGCCCTAGGGGATCTGCGGCAGCTTCAGCAGGAACAGTTCTACAAGTCCAAAGCGATTGCTTTGCAGGCGGACCCGGCCGTTGTCGCGAGTGCCGATATGCGGAATCAGGAGGCAAATCTTGTCCCGGGCGGTGTTATCTACGCAGACAACGTTGCGCAGGTTCAGGCGATTCGAGCCGCCTACGAGGTCAACCTCCGTCTGGACTATTTGGTACAGGATATTCAGGACACGAGGCGCCGCATTGACGAGGCCTTTTACAAAGATATTTTTCTGATGATTACGGGAATGCCGGCCTCTCAAAGAGCTACAGCCACTGAGATTGCCGAACGTCATGAGGAGAAAATGCTCATGCTCGGCCCCGTTCTTGAGCGATTGAACGCCGAGCTCAATGATCGGCTGATCTCCATGACTTTTGACCGCCTGGTCCGAGTGGGTCTGATTCCGCCTGTCCCGCAGGAGTTGGAGGGTGTCGATTTAAACGTTGAGTTTGTTTCCATTTTGGCTCAGGCCCAAAAAGCCGTTGCTACAAACTCTGTCGACAGATTTACTCAGAACCTCGGACAGCTTATCGCGTTCAAACCCGAGATGGCTGACAAATTCGACGGCGATTACTGGGTGGACTACTACTCGGATGTTCTTGGTCTTGACCCTCGTCTGATTGTTCCGGGCAAACAAGTTGCGATCATCCGACAGCAAAGAGCAGAGGCTCAGGCACAGGACAAGCAGCTTGCAAATGCAGAGCAGGCCTCGGCGATTGCTAAGAATTTAGGCGCTGCTCAGCAGAACGTTCAGCCAATTCAAGGGGAGCTCAGATCAGCAGATGCAAGCGAGATTTTCGGGCAGTTCTCAGGCTATTGATACAGGTGTTGCATTGAAGAGAAAACGGTGATTTAGAGTTTGACTCAACGAAATAAAAATGCCGCTGAGGTCTGGTCAGCGGCGGTAGTCGATTAAGCATTTAGGAGCATCGACCATGAGGTTAATTATATCAAGGCACGCGAGAAAGTTGATGCTGAACATGTGTGAAAAATTTCCGCTCTGGTTCTTTGCCGCCCGTTGGCTGATCCTGCTGAGCATTGTCTCGGTTTTGTTTGCCTTTGCTTGGAGTTTGATTCGATGACCTCACGCGAAGAACGCATCAAGGAGCAAGTCGGAAGGGAAGAGCTTTTCAAAGACGACTTTCGAAAACTCATGGCCACCTCGAGCGGTCGTCGAATTGTCTATTGGTTGCTGGCCTCTTCGGGCGTTATGCAGACGACCTTCGTGGAAGTTAAGGCGCGTGAGCACTACATGGCTTTAGCAATGGCACACGCTGAAGGAAAAAAGGATATGGGATATCGGCTGATGTCAAAGATTCAGTCGATCTGTCCCGAGAAGTACACGTTAATGATGAAGGAGAACAGCAATGGCTGAGGAAAACCAAGTCATGCCTAACGAGGGGTCCGGTGCCCCAGAGGGTGCGCCTGCTACAGGGGAGCAACCGGGAGGAGCCGAAGGAACTCAGGGCGCTTCTGCGGGCGGAGCACAAACTGCCCCAGTGGGAGACGGTAAGGCCGAGCAAGAGAACCTGATGGGTGAGACGCTTTTGGGAAGCGGCGAGAATGCGGCAGAAGGCGAGACTACCCAGGAAGAAGGCACTTCTGAGGCAGACAATGTCCCCGAAACTTATGAAGCTTTCAAGGATGTTGACGGCAATGAATACTCGCCGGACTCTGTCCGACAGTTTTCGGAGGCGGCCAAAAAGGTAGGCCTATCTCAGGAGAAAGCTCAAACGCTCTTTGAAGCAATGGTGCCGACAGCGAAGGCACACATGATGAACGATTTGCGGTCTAAGGCCGAGCAATGGGCGCTGGACTGTGAAAAGGACCCTGAAATCGGCGGTGCGAATTTCGGGGCCAACAAGGCTGTGGCTATTGCCGGTTATCGGGAATTTGCTACACCGGAACTTCGCACTATTTTGAATGCTTCCGGCTTGGGTAACCATCCTGAAGTTGTTCGACATTTCTATCGACTAGGCAAGACCTTACAGCAAGACAAAGGCGTCTACGGCAACGCCTCCACGGCACCTCAGAGGCGCCGCCGCTACCCCAAGTCTGACCTGATCCCTGATGAATAAAGGAGAATACGATGGCTATCACTAAGCCAATGCCTCGCAACCCGAACCTTACTGATGTTCTTGACCGCTTTGATCCAAAGGGCAATCTCATTGACATCCGTGAGGTTTTGGATACACAAAATGAGATGATTGCTGATGTCTGCTGGGTGCAGTGCAACAACAAGTTTTCTCATAAAACAACTGTCCGTACCGGTCTTCCGACCGTGGCGTGGAGAATGCTGAATTACGGGGTTCAACCCTCTAAATCTACCGTTGCTTCCGTATTTGATACCTGCGGCATGCTCGAAGCATTTGCCGTTGTCGACAAGAAGCTCGTTGAAATGAACGGCAAGTTTGAGTCTTGGAGAGCAAGCGAAGAGCACCCGTTTGTTGAAGCGCTGAGCAACGAGTTCCAACGCACACTGCTCTATGGCGACACGGGCAAGAATCCTGAACGTTTCCTCGGTTTAGCACCGCGCTACTCCACTCTGAACCCGAAGAAAGCGGCAAACGCCGTAAATGTCATTGATGCAGGCGGAACAGGTGACGACCTTACCTCTATCTGGCTTGTCGGCTGGGGGCCTGCCGCGGCGCACTGCATTTACCCGGAAGGCTCTCCGTGCGGTCTTAAGCAGGAAGATCTTGGAGAGGAACCAGCCTATGACGAAAAAGGCGGTGAGTATCGTGTCTACAAGACCCACTTCTCTTGGGATGTCGGCTTCACTTTGCGTGACTGGCGCTATGTCGTTCGCATTGCGAACATCAGTCGCTCTATGCTCTTGGCCGAACCGCCGCTCGTTAACGGAGGAGAGACGAGTCTTAAGGATTCTTCCGGTGCGGCTTTGAAGGGTCATAACCTCTACGAGCTCTTGATCAAAGCGATTGCACAGATTCCGTCTTTATCTGATGCCCGCTTCGCCTTCTACTGCAACCGCACGGTTGAAACTTACCTGCGCTTGCAGAGAACCAATATTCGCAACGTTCAGCTCACGCTTGAAGAAGTCGGCGGCCGCAAGGTGACGAAGTTTGATGGTATTCCGTTCCGCCGCGTGGACGCTCTTCAGTTCGGCGAAACAAAGGTCACAGCATAAGGAGGCAAGACATGATTGTTGATTATCTTGAGTTGTTCACTGAAATCGAGGGCGACAAAATCACCGGAAGTCAGGCCTCTAAGTACGCGATTGATTTCGAACAGGCTTCCCCGACAACCGGTTATGACGAAGGACGTCCGACCGCGGTGTTTGCGATTACAGGTAAAGTCGGCGCCGACGTAACCATCTCGCTTCAGGAGTGCGATACGGTCGACGGCACGTTCGTAGATTGTGCAGGCGGTGTCACGCTTACCGGAGGTCTTGAAGGAATGATGGCGGCAATCCCCGTGCCTGTTCGCCACAAACGCTACTTGCAGGCGTACTTCAAGATGGGTACGACCGGACAAGGTGAGTCTGTGACGACAGCAACTCCGGCTTCTACCGCTCTTATCAAAGGCTTTATCACTTCCGGTGTTCAGGACAATCCGGGCTTTGAGCAGGCACCCGAACTTGGTAAGAACTACTAATTAAATATCTCCTTGGGATTTTTGTGGGCGCCTCGTTTGCGCCCATCTTTTTAGGAAAAGATCATGGCCGACGTCGTCTCTATCTGTAATTTGGCGCTCTCCTACTTAGGAGATTCGGCCAACATGGTTGCAATCAATGCGCCGGAAAAAAGCACTCAGGCAGAGCTTTGCTCAAGGCTATACCCAACAGCAGTGAGCGCTCTTCTTGATATGCATGATTGGAGCTTTGCGACAAAGAGGAAAGTGATACCGGAACTCTCAGATGAAGACGGTTTTGGCTGGCGCAAAGTGTTCAAGCTCCCGTCCGACACTCTGAGAATTATCAGCGTCAAAGATTACATTCCTCAGCAGCCGGACCGTCGCATTGCCCGATGGGTAGGCGCATTTCCCGATCACGACCCTGTAGAGGCGGACTTTGAAGTAAAAGACGCCAAGCTTTACTCAGACGTCAACAGCGCGGCTGTGGAGTACGTCTCATCCAATGTTGATGTAAGCAGATTTACGCCGACCTTCGTCGTGGCTCTGTCGTATTTTCTTGCGCACCAGTTGGTTGGAGCAAGAGTTAAAGGCAAAGAAGGACAGACGCTGGCGCAGTCTCTCTATAAACAATTTCAGATTGCGCTATCAACTGCTAAGACGAAGGACGCTTCTCAGCGTCAGGACCGAATTCATTTTGTTCCGTCGTGGATTAAAGCGAGGTAAACATGGGGATCAAGAAGGTTCAGGTTGGATTTTCAAGCGGTGAGCTCTCGCCCTCTATGTGCGGACGTTTTGATGATCCCAAATATGCGCAAGGCTTGGCAAAATGCCGCAACTTTATTGTGCGTCCTCAAGGTCCTGTGGAGCTTCGACCGGGTACTCAGTTTGTTCGTGCGGCAAAGTTTAGCGATAAACCATGTCGTCTGATTCCTTTCATGTTTACGGTCGACCAGACGATGGTTCTGGAGTTTGGCGCCGGATACATCCGCTTTCACACGATGGGGCAGACCCTTATGGGTGCCAACGGACAGCCCTATGAAATTGCGACTCCGTACGGGATTAACGATCTGTTCGAGCTCCATTACGTTCAATCGATGGACGTGATGACGATTGTTCACGCCAACTACCCGCCGAAGGAGCTGAGACGCTACGGTGCAACCGATTGGAGGCTCGTGGATGTATCCTTTAGTGCGCCTTTGGCACCGCCGGTCATTACCTCCGTCGTCTTCTCAGTTGAACCGGGAGACGGGGTAAAACTCACTGACGGAGAGAAGACGCGCTATACGCTGAAATACAAAGTTACGGCTGTAAAAGATTCAGGTGACGGCATTCAGGAAAGCGAACCGAGTGCAGTAGGGTTCTGCCAAGGAAACCTTTATCTGAACAACTCGGGAGTTGCCATTACATGGTCAGCGGTTTCGGGTGCTCAGCGCTACCGTGTTTACAAAAATAAGGGCGGCTTGTACAGCTATATTGGTGAGACGGAAGAGACATCGCTTGTAGACGACAACCTTGATGCGGACTCGGGCATTACGCCTCCTCGTTACGATCAAGTTCTAGGCGGCGGGAAAAACCCCAGCGCAGTAGCGTATTTCGAGCAGAGACGTATTTTTGCCGGAACGTCCCAAAACCCTCAAACAGTTTGGATGACCCGTACGGGGACTGAATCCGATTTGAGTTACACAATCCCCTCCAAGGCTGATAACCGTATCCGCTTTACCATTGCGGCGCAGGAAGCCTCCAAGATCATCCACCTGATTCCACTGTCTCAGCTTGTGGCACTTACAAACTCAACCGAGTACAGAATCTCGGCAGGCGGGGGAGGCGCAGGTTTGGCGCCTGACGTGATTGATGCCAAAGTGCAGGCCAACATCGGCGCCTCGATGGTTCAGCCCGTGGTAGTGAACTCAACTATGGTCTATGCTGCGGCAAGAGGCAGTCACGTCAGAGAGCTCGGCTACAACTGGCAGGCCTCAGGTTTTTCCACCGGAGACATTTCAATTCGCTCGGAGCACTTCTTTGAGAACAATCCGGTAAAGGATATGGCGCTCGCCAAGGCACCCGATTCGATTATTTGGTGCGCTATGTCCGACGGCTCACTTTTAGGATGCACATACCTGCCTGAGCAAAACATCTGCGGCTGGCACCGGCATGACTTCACTAATGGGGCCGTTGAGTCTGTTACGACCGTGGTCGAAGGGCAAGAAGATATTGTTTATCTTTGCATGCGTCGGGTTATCCACGGCTCGGTAGTACGTTACATCGAAAGGATGCATGAGCGATTCTGCCCCTCGTTGGATAACGCCTATCACGTTGACTGCGGAGGAACATACGAAGGAGCCGAGACACGAGAGGTCTCAGGTCTTTCTTGGCTTGAGGGTCAGAAGGTCTCAATTTTTGCCAACGGGTGCGTACTTCCTCAACAAGTAGTCACGAACGGAAAGGTTAAGCTCAGTCAGCCTTCGACCAAGGTTTTTATAGGACTTCCGATTACTGCGGATTTTCAGACGCTTCCGACGGCGGTTCAGCTAAATGACGGCTCTTACGGTATCGGACACTCCAAGAATATCAATGATGCTTTTATCCGAGTCGTTAAATCCTCAGGAGTTTTTGTCGGGCCTGATTTCGAACACCTCGTTGAAGTCAAACAAAGAACCTCTGAGCCTTACGGCTCCCCGCCTTCTTGGATGAATAAAGAAATTTCAGTAATGACTTACTGCCAGTGGAACGATTCAGGGCAGATTTGTATTCGTCAGGTTGACCCGCTCCCGCTGACGATCGTGTCCGTTGCTTTCGATTTGGCGAACTGAGGAGAAAAGATGGCGCTTAACTATCAATTACAACAGCCGAAACTGTACTTTGCGCATACCGGTATTACGTCGAGGAGTGATCCGTTTGCGTCTGTCGCTTCCCAATTCAATATGCCGAGTTTATTAGAAACGGCACCGATGGGACCTCAGGCTACGGGCTTCCAAGGGGAGGCCTATAGGCTTCCCGACACAGCGGCTCCTGTTGCGCAGGCACCTTCTGATTCGTCGATTAAAGAGACGATCGGCCAAGGGCTTCAAGGAGCAAGTCTTGGCATGGCCGTTGGCCAAGCTGTCGGGTCTGCCTACGCGGCCTACCTTGGAGGCAAGACGGCTAAATACGTCGGAAAGAAGCAGGCAGAGATTGCGGAAAACAATCGCCAAATGGCTCAGATGTCTGCTGAGTCTGCGTACCGTCAGGGCGAGAACCAGATGGCTCAGCTCACGTACAAAGCCGGTCAGGTAAAAGCCCAGCAGCGGGTTGCTATGGGAGCTAACGGCGTGAGAATTGGTTCGGGATCCACTGCCGAAGTTCTTGCTTCTACCGACATGATGAAAAAACTGGATATGAACACTGTCAAGCTTAACGCTATCAGTTCAGCCTGGGGCTACAAGGCCCAAGGCATTCAAGCAAGTAATGCAGGGTCGGTTGCGAGGATTATGGGTGACTACGGTGCCCAGGCAGGTATGTCGCTTGCTATGGGAAATCTGATGGACAGAGGCACCCTAGTGGCCGAGCGTTGGCATAAATATTTCGGAGGATCGTGATGCCTAAAGAGATTACGGATATTTCCGCCGGAGGCTACGCTCCCCGGAGAGGTTCGGCCAATATGCCGAAGTACGAAGGGTTCAATGTCCGAGAACGACAATTCGGCTACAACCCGACGTCGCTGAATATCCCAAGGGCGCCCGACTCAGGATTTATGGGTGCATTGGACAGAGCTTCCTTCCGAATTGACCGCCTTGCTGATCGCATCCAGGCCGAGCAAGACGACGCCCGAGTGACCGAGGCGATAACCGATTTAAGGCGGCACGCTACAGACCTGGAGGCAGGAGAGAACGGCTGGCGCAAGCTCCTGCAAGCCAATGCTCTTGAGCCTGACTCAGAGGGAAAAGGTCTCGTTGAACGGGTTGACACTGATATGCGTCAATACGGTGAAAGCATCGGAGAGCGTTTGACCGGACGCCAGCGTTCCTTGTTTAACCGCCACGCTATGAACGTATATCAAAGCGTTTACGGCGGGGTCTCAAGTCACGTAGCAACTCAAGGTATGGAGTATCAGAAGGGTGTGTACGGTTCTGCAATCGACTACGAGATAGAGGCGGCTTCTGCCAATGGGTACAAACTTGAGGCGCTGAAAGACGGAGAAGACAGACTGTTAGAGAATGTTGACAAGCTGGCGGATCTTCTGGGCATTCCTCAGGATCAGCGAGAGAATTATAGAAGGAAGTACACCTCAGGTCTTTATACCAACGCCATTCAGGGTGTTATGGCAAATTCTGATGTGAATCCTGCTGTGGCCTATCAAGCTCGCGCCCTGTTGAACAAACATGCGAAAGACATGCTGGGATCTGACATCAATCGGCTGAAAAAAGGTATCAATGCCGCAATCGCCGAATGTCAGATCAGAAACAACACGGACTATATCAATTCGATTGATAAGGGCTTTAGCGTGATGACTGACGGTCAAAGAGTGAAGTCCGTTATGGCTAAAGCCGGTTTGAATACCAACACGCCTATTCCTGAAGGAGAGGAAGCAGCGACAGAATTATTTGTAATCGGCGTTATGGAAGGGCAAGGGAAGCTCCAGACGGACACTTCCGGCATCATGCACGACGGTCAGAATTATTCTCCCAAATCAAGGTACGGTGCTTCTGACGTTTCCTTAGAAAACGCTTACGCAGTTGATAAGAATGTTGATCCCAAGAAGTTATTGGAAGACAAGTCCTATAACCTTCAGGTCGGAACTAGGGTACTGAATCACTGTCTTCGTGAATTTGCAGGTGACGAGCAGATGGCGCTTGCCGCTTACTTCTCCTCTCCAAGGGAAGTTAAAGCCGCACAAAAAGCCGCAACCGAGGCTGCCGATGGCACTGGTTCTTGGTTTGACAAGATGCCGCAGAATGTCCGAGAGAAAGTTTCCAAGAGCATGAAGGCAATGGAGACTTATGAATCTTTAGGCGTTAGAGATTCCGAGGGAAAAGCGATTGGTTCTTTCGACCCGAGAGCGTACAAGGAAGAGCGCCTTTGGATGACGGCCCAGCAAATTGATGCGGCTATCTGTGCCCGGGATCCCAGAGCTAGGACAGACCCAAGCTACCGTGAGCGCTCTTTAAACAGCGCCTTGGCAGAACAAAATCGTCGGAAGCAGGATTACCAACAACAAGAGGTCTTAAAGATGGCTCAGGTGAGCGAGCTTCTTTACAAAAACGGCGGAAACGTTTCTGCAATCCCGAGTGAACTCTGGGGCTCTCTCACAAGAAAACAACAGCTCGATGTAGTTGCCGCTGGCAAGAAGATTCGGAAGGGCGAAGACACCACCAATCCCCTCACGGCTTTCAGATATTCCAAGGACGAAGACCTCGCCGTGGTTTCTATGGACGAGCTTAAGAGTCTCCGTTCCGAGTATTCCGAGAAAGACTACCAAGCGCTTGTCACACGATGGCTTCGTGTTCATGCCGACGGACGAGAACAGCAAGAGAAGGTCCAGTACGGCCAGATGGCCGCCCAGATGGGTGTGCCTAATCCCGATTTTGCTCCGAAGAGCGCAACAGTGGAGAAGGCCTTGGAGGTTGTTCCTGCGGCTCAGGAGCTCAAGAAAAAGGACAAAGTAGCCTTTGCGAATATGGTTCAAAACATCCAGACGGCTATCACCTTTGAAGGTCAGAGCATCGGCAAAGCCATAACTTCTGAGTTTGCAGTGCAGGATGCAGTCAATCGCATGACAAACCACATGGGCGGTGCTGATCCTGGAAAGCTGACTTCTCTGTTTGGTACGAAGGTCAGCGGTCTGCCGCATGACGGAAAAACTGATGTGGCATTTATCGCCAAAGAACAAGCTCGCATTCGATATGGTCACGAACCTTCTGAGCTTGAGATCTTAAATACCGCCAGGGATATCTACTTCAATCGCTACGCGGTCACGGATATGAGCAAAGTCAGTCTGGACGAGGCAACGGCAAAGAAAGCCCGCGACACATTCCGCGCATACAAAGGCCGAGACCCTGTCGGCTCCGAGCTCCTCAGAGCCTATTTCGCAATTCGTTTCTCTGGAGACGCTCCTGATTTAGCAGAAGGCTTCTCTGAGCTTCGACCCAGCAACGTCACGATTACAGGATTCTAATTATGGGATTGAGAGAACAACTTCAATGGGAAGATCAAAGTAACGCTCGCGAAGGGCTGATGTCTGCGTATCTGGGGAAGAGAACTCCGGAGCAGTCTGCTGAACTGTTGAACAAAGCTCGTGAGCTGAGAGTCACTCCGCAGCAGGCCGCTCTTGTTACACCGGAGGAGGATGCCGAACGCCTGACAAACTTGGCAAACATCGGAGGCCTCCAGGCGCACGCACCCTTGCTTGTTGAAAAAATGAGGGAGCCCAATTACGCCAATGTTGTAAGAGAAAACCTCGGCAACATGGGCCTCTTAGAAAGTATCGCCTGGAAGCTTTCTGCCGGGGACGGAGGAGATCCGGGTGACTCTTCTTGGAAGTCGTTCAAAAATTCCTGGACTCGGGCTACAGGGAAACTGTTTTCCTCTGCGAATAGCGCAACGGAACTAAAGAAAGAGATTGACGAGATTAACTCCATCCAGGCTGAGCTTGAATCAGGAAGGACGGCTCAGGAAATTTTCGCTTCCGAAGAAGACCCTCTTGGTGCAGTGGGGTTGCGAGAGTTTGACAAGCGTCGACAGAAGTTGCCCGAGCTTCAGAAAGAGTTTGAGAGCGAACTTGAACGAGCAAGATACACAGAGTGGCGCGATGCTCAGTACCCCGTGTCTCAGACTACGAGAGACGTGTCTGCGGCTGAAGGACCGATTGAGACATTAAAGGCGATCAAAGACGGCAACACGCTTCAGTGGCTCGCCGATATTATTCCTGAGTCTGTAGTCACCCAACTTCCGCAAGTTGTCGGCGCCGGGGTAGCAGCGGCTTCAGGAGCTCCGATTGCGGCGGCCGCAGGTCTTGCAGGATTGTTCTCTGCGATCACAGACTACCAGGCGGGCGTAACTGAAAACCTGAGAAGTGCAGGTGTTGATTTTTCTGATCCGAGGAAAGCCGCTCAGCAATTGGACTCAAAGACGATCGGTCAAGCCGAAGAGAAGGCTTTTGCTCACGCGCTCCCCGTCGGCGGCTTTGATGCTCTGTCTTTATTTGCCGCATCTAAGGTTTTGCTTCCCAAGAGACTTTTGACCCGCTGGGCCGAGGAGCCCGCAAAGCGTAGGTTCGCTAACCTGGCTGTTCAAACGCCTGTGGGCGGTGCATTAGGCGGCGCCGGTGAAGCAGGAGGCCAGCTTGCGGCTGAAGGCAAGATCACCTCTTGGGCCGATGTGTTTGCTGAAGTTGCAGGTGAGCATGTGATGGCCCCGCTTGAAGTAGCGAGCACTGCTATGGAGGCAAGGGCTGAAACTAAGGCAACCGCAGAGCGAGCGACTATAGCGGCTGAACGCTCTCGAGAGCTTGTCAAGGTTGCCGAGGCAATGGCACAAAACGGCCTGAACAAAGAGACGATCTTTCAGCACGTGGAGGATGTTTATAGAAGGGCGGGTGTCGAAACAATAACTGCAAACGCGGCGGCTTTACTTGAAGCCGGAGCTGACAAGGCTATCGCTGACAGTCCTGCTCTATTAGAGAATATGCACAAAGCCGCCGAACAAGGCGGTGTGATTGAACTCCCGCCTGCAACTGCATTGCAGATGATCTCTTACAACCCCGAGATCGCTGGGCTCCTGCCTTTTGAGAACCTTCCTTCCGCTGTCGAAGCTCAGCTCCAAGACGCAGAAATCGACGAAGCTACACGCCGCGAATTGGCGGAAGCACAGGCCAGACAGAATGAGGCCTTTAAGGCTGAGATTGCGGAAATTGGCAGGAACGTTGGAGAGTCTGTACTGAAGGCAACGGGGAGCGAAGAAGAAGCATTAGGCATCCAGGCTCTGTATCAGAACCTATTTGGCTCCATGGCTCAGGACCTGGGAGTCAGCCCAAAGGCTTTATGGGAATCCGTTGGTACACGCATTCTCGGTGAGCCTGACGTAGTGCGAGACGCTAAAGGCAACCTTATCTCCGTGGAAGGCAAGAACCCGAATGTGTGGGCAAACGAGGCCTTCAATCAATCCTGGGGAAGGCTTGAGAAAGTTAAGGGTTTCATTGTAAGGGGTGCTCAGTTAGCCTATAAGCCAGCCGAAGTAACAAGGCAGATGGTTGCAGAGCGTCTATCACCATTGTTTGGCAAAGAGCTCGTATTTTCAGACGGGTTTACGGCAAAGTTCTCCAAGGCTAGTTTGCAAAAGATGCTCAGTGGGAAAGCTGTTGCAAAATCAACTAGTGCTGAAATCCATAATTTTGTGTTGTCCAACATACAGGCTATAGCGCAAAAGGCGGTAAAAGGATGGACAAAAAAGGATAGAGATTCGAATCCGGCAATCACTGGGATTCATCGCTATTTTTCTGCGATTGAAAATGAAGGTCAGTCTTATTTAGCGAAAATTACAGTTAAAACATACAGCGATCCTAAGTCACCAAATAAGGCCTACTCTATTGAATCCGTAGAAGTAAAGAGTTTTGAAGAAGCTAAAGCGTGGCTCGAAGAGAGCGCAAAGTCCGACGGATACGAAAAACCCGCTGAAACTGAAATCAGTACAGCGGGGGGTGCCAATGCTGTGGATAATCCATCACCGTTGGCTCACCTTCAGTATATAGATAGAGCGTCGCCTTTGCAAGATTTGCTGGAAGCACTTTTTAAGTTTAAAGACGGCTCATTCTCTCAGGCCAGCAAAGGAGATTTCTACCCGACGCTGAATCTCATAGCCCGCTGGAAGAACGCTGACCGTTCTACGCTTCTGCATGAAAGCGGCCATGCCTTCCTGGAAACCTGGCTCAGACTCTATTCTGATCTCCTGAAGCGCGGCGCAAAAACAGCAGGTGAGAAGCATTTTGCAGAAACAAGCGAACGAGTTTTGAAATTCTTAGGAATTAAGAACATCGCCCAGTGGGAGTCTATGAGCCACGACCAGAGAAGAAAGGCGCATGAAAAATTTGCGCGCTCTTTTGAAGCGTGGCTTATGGAAGGCAAAGCGCCGAAAGAAGATTTAGTCCCGATCTTTGCTCGGTTCAAAGAGTGGCTCAAGAAGATTTATATCTGCTTGGCAGGTATCCCGGGTGCACAGTTTGACGATTCCGTGCAGGAAATGTTCTCCCACATGTTCTTGTCTGAGGCTCAGGTTCGAGAGGCCAAACTTCGCCAGAACCTTCAGCCTATGTTTTTAACGGCTGAGGAAGCAGGAATGACACCTGAAGAGTTCGAGAGCTACCACCAGGATATGCAGGATGTCATCAACGAGGCAGAAGTCGAGCAGGTCGAACGTAACAAGCGCTTGGCTGATAAGATTAACGCTATGCGACGTGCCGCAATGCGCGATGTACAGCGCAATGCTCAGGGCCCTCTCAAGGTAATCCGAGACGAAGAGGAGAAAGCTTTCAAGCAAACCCGGACCTATCAGGCTTGGGACAGAATCCGTAACGGCGTAAAGGTGGGCGATAAAAAGGTCACGTACAAGATCACGGTTGAGGCTCTCAAGAAAATGGGCGCAACGGCTACACAGATCAAGAAGCTTCGGGATGCGCACCTGGCCGTAGATCAAAAGCGTCCCGGTCAAATTCCTTTAGACGAGATCGCAGTTAATCTCGGATACGACAGCGAGGTTTCCATGGTGGCCGATCTCCTCGAAAATCTCGACCCTGAGAACATTATCAATGAGCGTGCCGTCGACCGTTACATGAAAGAAAACCCTGAGATCGCAACAGCGGCAAAGATGCAGGATGTGGCGTATACCTCCATCTACAACAAAGCTAGAGCGAAGATGCTTAGAGCTGAGTTCAGAGCCTTGGCACGTCTTGCAAAGACTATGCAGCAGGAGGCAACGGACGCCCAGGTTCGATCTCTTGCAGAGCAGGCTTTAAGCGGAATGGACTACCAGAGCATTAAGCCTCAGACATACATCAATGCGGCCCGACGCGCGGCTCGTGAATCCAGAAAGGCGTTTGCGGAAGGTAAGGTAGAAGAAGCGTTGAAAGCCAAGGGCCGTGAAATCGTTCAAAGCACAATGGCACAAGTCGCAAAAGAAGAGCTGTCATTCAGAAACAAAATGAATGACAAGTTCAAGATTTTCAAAAAACCTAAGCACCGATCTATCAACCAGGAAGCTTATGAGTTAATCCAGCGGGCCCTTGCCAACATGGACGTCTTTACTGAGCAGGCATTGAAGCTCAATCCGGAGCAAAGACTTTTTGCTGACTTGATTGCAGAGCTTGGCAATAAGTTCGGCAAGGACTTAAGCAGCGGCAATGACGAGGCGATCCGAGCAGTGACGAGAGTAGACACTTCATTCCTCAATACGCCTTCTGGTTTTAAGAAGTTCAACAACCTTTTGGCGACTTTAGAAGAAGCCGGAAAGAATGAGCAGAAAGTATCCCTGGCAGGCAAGAAGACAGAGCTTGAAGCAGTTCAGCAGGCGGGTTCCTCAGAGATCATCAGCAATGCGGACAAGCACGGTCGAGAAAAGAAAGATTGGCGTGAAAGGGTTGGAACTTTCGAGCGTATTAAAAATAAGCTCGTTAAGTTTGGGCTTTCTCATGCACGTATCGCCGCTTTAATGGCGGTTCTTGACGGCTCCTACACTGGCGTGATGTCCTGCTTAGTCGTCCACGGTTATGACAAGTGCGCCAACACCTGGTCGGAATTACAGCATTCCTTTACTGAGAGGGTTGCAAAGGCTCTGGCCCCGATTGAAAAGGATCTGAGAAGCGGCAAGAAGAAAGCCAGCAAGATAATCCCTGGGTTTAATTTCACGACTCAGGATGTCTTTGCCATGCTTCTGAACTATGGAAATACAGGTAACATCCAGCGGCTGGCCGCGACCATCAAGCACCACTTCCAAGTGGATATTCTCGGTAGCTTTGTTCCTAAGGATCCCGTTTCCGTAGCTTCTGCCTACGCAAGAGCCGATCAGCTTATGTCTGCGTTTTTCGCCGAACAACTCGATGACAGGTTCTTTACTGCCGCCGAGCGTGTTTGGGCGGTATTCGACGAGGCCAAGGCGGAAGAGGAAACCGTCCTTAAACGCATGGGAGAAAGAACTCCGCTTTGGGTTGAGGCTCGAAAGTTTAAGATCGGCAACCGAGTAATGACAGGCGGTTATTATCCGATTGTCTACGACAGACAGGCGTCTCTTCCGGGCACCAAGATTCAGGCTGTGACAGATTCCAAGAGTATGTCCGGAGCTCTCTTTGGAAATCAGGGTGTTTCTGACGGTCACTTGCAGGGTCGTGTCAGCAGGTTTGATAAGCCGCTCCTTCTTACAACTCAGGCGCTTTTCAGTGGCCTCAACGAGCAGTTGTACTTCTGCGCTTATGCCGAATACGTGAACGATATGCGCAAGGTTTTCAACCCTAATGGTGAGATTGCTAAGGCGATTCACGAGCGCTACGGCACGGAGTTTTACAAGACGATCGATAATTGGTTGACGGACCTTAGAGAAAACGGAAAGAACAAAAGTTCTCCTTATGACTCTTTTGCAGACTTTATGCGCCGTGGCGTGTCAATGGCAGGTATCGGCTTTAACTTCGGCGTGGCAGCTATTCAGGTCGTAGGCTTTACGCAGTCGGCCGCGTACCTTGGTGCTAAGTGGTTAGTTCGCGGACAGCTTGAGGCCTTAAAGCACGGCAAAAACGCCAACGCCTGGGTGTGTGCAAAATCCACCATGATGCAGGATAGAGCTCGTACTCAGTTCCGTGAAATCAATGAGATCTATTCCAAGATTAACGGCGGCTCAACTTTAATGGATAAGTTGCAGTCTGCGGCCTACGTTCCGGTGACTGCCATGCAGATGATCGTGGATATTCCAACCTGGATCGGAGGCTACCAGAAAGCACTTGCCGAAGGACGTTCAGAGGAGGAAGCAGTTGCACGAGCGGACCGCGCTGTTATGAACTCTCAGGGTTCCGGCAGAGTAGGCGACCTGTCAGGCGTCGAGCGCGGAGGTCCTTGGACCAAGCTTTTCTCGGTCTTCTACACGTTCTTTAACACAGCTCTTAATCTGGCCGTTGTGTCCGGTAAGACGGAAAGCACCATGAAGGCGGCCGCTCAGATTATGACGATCTGCGTTATGCAGCCATTGATGGAATATGTCTTGAGAGAGGTTGCCGCAGAAGCCCTTGGACAAGAAGACGACAAGGACGATGACGACGAGTTTTGGTTGAAGCATGCAAAAGGAATGGCGGCATCTATCGGTAGTTTCAATACAGGAATGATCTTCGGTGTTAGAGAGTTTGCTTCGGCTATGAGTGACTTTGGCTATCGAGGACCAACAGGTCTACGAAAGATTGTGGACTTCGGTAAAGCGGCAAATTCTGCTCAAGGGATTCTCTTTGAAGACAAGGAGTTCACGGAATCTGCCCTGAGAAATTTCATATCCGCTTTCGGTATCTTTGCCGGCATTCCCGTCTCTCCGGTTAACAAAGCCATCAAGGGCTACAACCTAATTGAAGACGGAAAATCTGACTCTTACTTTTCTCTGATCACCGGTAAATAGCGGTGTTGCATTGAGAGGAAAAGCGCGTGCAAGAATCCTCAAAACTATTAAGGATTCTTGCTCATGGCCGTTCAAAATATTCCGCGTAAAGTTGGACCGATGACAGGGAACGGAGTACTCAAAGAGTTTCCGTTCTCATTTAAGGCCGTGCGCCCCGGCGACATAGTGGTTAAAGTCTCTTCAGGCGATGATGTTACAGGCGAAGAAACTACGCTTGCCTACGGAGCGGACTACACGGTTGCGTTAAACGACAATCAAGATGAAAGTGCTGGAGGCTCTGTCACTTTTACCGAGGCGCCTGCTATCGGAGCTAGGATAGCCATCACCTCTGATACCGCAATCGACCAGCAGTTAGTTTTAACAAACCACGATGGTTTTTTACCCAAGTCGCTCAACGAAGCCTACGACAAATTAACCATTATTTGCCAAGAGCTCAAAGAGGCTTTAAGCCGGTGTTTGGTTGTTCCGATTACTTCTGAGAAAACCCCTCAAGAGGTGATGACTGACCTTTTGGATGTGGCCAACAAGGCGGCTGATTACGCGCAAAGAGCCGAGGCGATCTACAACGAAGTCACCTCCACGGGCTTATACGTCTCCTCCACGTGGCAGGAAATCCAGGAAACCAAGGCCCTGATCGATATCCACAAGGCGGCAATCGACGCGGCCGTTGCACGAGCGGAAGTTATTCTCGCCCGCAACGAGGCCATCGGAGCAGAGGTGGATGCTTTAGTTCCGCATCTTCCTGATTTGCAAATCAATCGACAGCACATTGATGATATCCATCGTGTTGGTTCCGACCTAAGAGGGTTTGAGACAGAAACACTTGACCTTGGATCAATTACAGATACGGATATTGACGGCGAGACCAAAGTCGAAGACGGGTATATCAAGAAAGTTGCCGACCATATTGATGACTGTATTCACCCGGTTGGAGACAATATTGAAAAGGTTAAGGCTGTAAACGCAAACCTGGATGATGTAAAGACTGTAGCAGCGGACTTATCCTCTGCACCCAGCAACATTAAAAAAGTCGCACAAGCTACCGACGATATCACTGCACTTAGCCCTAAGGTTGAGGCAATTCAAACTGTAGCTGAGAACTTAGAAGCGGTGGAAAGTGCGGCCTCCGTTGCAACAAACTTGGAATCTATCAAGCAGACGGTTCTTCAGTCCAATGCTGAAGCTGGCTTCTCTTTCCGATACATGGCCGAGGCTTCTTCCGGAATGACGATGTCCAAAGAAGCCATATCTCCATCTGTCAACATTAAGGTCGGAGACCACGTTGTAAATCGGATAGGGGATTACTTCGGGATTACGGCCGTTACTGAAACTACGGCAACTCTGTCGCCGAAACAAGGAAGTTTTAAAGGCGAAAAGGGCGATAAAGGAGACGGTATCCAACCTGATGCTGTGGTAGTGAATGCAGAAAGTCTCCCTGCTGAGGGAACTGTTGGTCAGCTTGTCTTAGCTGGAATGAATCTCTATACATGGGTTTCAGCGACAGATACAGAAGAAGCTCATTGGGAAAACATGGGAGAACTAGTCGGGCCGAAGGGGGATACGGGACCGACTCCGGAAATTTCCGTCGAAGCTACGTCGTTATCTGAAGGTGCATCAGCAACTGTTACTAAGACAGGCACAATCGAAGCTCCGGTCTTTACTTTCGGAATTCCTAAAGGAGATACGGGAAGTAAAGGAGATACCGGAACAACACCTGAAATCTCTATCTCGATACAGATGTTGGATGCGAACTCAGAGCCTTCCGTTGAAAAAACCGGAACGGACGAAGCACCGAGTTTCCTTTTAAAAATCCCGCGAGGTTTAACCGGAGCGACAGGCACGATGCCTGACACCGTTGACTTGGGAGGACTGAGCTAATGCCTCTGAGGGTTATTCAGTTTCGCGGAGGAACGGTTGTAGAGCATGAGCTTTTTGTCGGCCATGATCGGGAGATCACTGTAAATACAACGAGCAATCGAATCCGAGTCCACGATGGTGCGACACCCGGCGGCCACGAGTTGGCAAAGGAGTCGGACGTTCCTACTAATACAAATCAATTGGAAAACGACATCTACCGATCAAGCGGAAACCTGACAAAACTTTCTCAGCTAACACCGGATGTCCAATATCTCAAGCAGGCCGAGTTAACCAAGCTCAGTCAGCTTCAAAACGACAAAGGTTATATCGCAGGACACTGTACTTACTGCACACACTGCGGCCACTGTACGCACTGCTCTTAAAGGTAAAGCAAAATGGCAAAAGTAATCCAATGGAAGCATGGCTCAAGTGAAGATAGTGCAGTCTTCACCGGTGCTCTCAAGGAGATCACGATCGACGATGATCTCCACACCATTCGTCTTCATGATGGGGAGACGCCCGGAGGTGCCCTCTTGGCGCGCTTGGCCGAGGTACCGACAAAGTTATCTCAGCTGGTAGACGACTTAAGCGTTTGGCGCTCAGACGAGCTGACCAAGCTATCTCAGCTTACAAACGACAAAGGCTTTTGGGCGTCCGGTGCTCTGACAAAAGTCAGCCAGCTGCAAAATGACAGCGGCTTTCTCACCGGGCATTGTACCTACTGCACGCACTGTACATATTGTCAACAGTGCTCCAACTGTCATAACTGTACGACCATAAACTGCACGACCATCAACTGTACGACGGTGAACTGCACGACGATTCAGTGCTCGGTTTATAGCTACTGCACCAAGTGCAACTGCAATTGCACAGACGACAGTTGCTTTGTCTCAGGAAAATTGGAGACAAGCAAGGGCCTAATAGATGTTCACAACATTCTGATCGGTGACGAAATCATTGATTGGTTGGGAGAGCCGGTTAAGGTAGTAGGCGTCAGCCATGGGCACTTAGGCTCTAGAAGAGCAATTCAAATGAAGGGTCGCGGAGAGAATCGGGTTACCGACGATCACCCGATGGTGATGTTCAGGACGAAACACAGAAGTTACAAGCTCTGCGCCTGCATTAACAGTAAGTTTGATCCGAACAAAATCATTCTTGCAGACAATGGAGTCAGAGGCAGGTACTCGGAGGAGCACGACTATTGTGGTTGGTTCATTCCATCGATTGCAATGCCTGCGGATACTCCGACAGTATGTCCGATCGCAGAAAGAGAAGCCATTGTCAAATTCGGGAATGGATATGTCCTTGTTCCCGGGAGACTTTCATGACGACCAGAACAATTTTGCTCCGTGGAGGGACAACGACTGAGCATGAGACCTTTGTCGGAGCCGAACGAGAAATTACAGTTGACACAACTAAAAAGACGCTTGTAGTTCACGATGGAACGACGGGACACCCGGTGGCTAGAAAAAGCGGCTTGC